ATAATCGCTTCATCGAAGAAGATATCACCTGGATTGTAACCAGCCATTATGCACCCATCAGATCTTGAAAGTTCTTATAAAAGTCAGGATAATAAGTAGGTTGAAGGAGACGAATCGTTCTATTGCCTTCATTCTTATCAGTCTCGATATCTATATGATAGACGGGAGAATAATAAGCTGCTAGTTCTTGTGGAATATTATTAGCGACAAAAGTACAACTCGTATAAGAAACGTTTGCGTTAGATTCAGTTCCGCTCATATAACTATTAGAGTTGATTACGATAGTATTTCCATTAGGAAAAGCGTCACCATAAATGTGTTGAACTAGACAGTGCGTCGAGTTAGAAGTAATGAACTGAGCACGACCCGATGTGTTACTATTGATATGAATGTCAATTACTTCATCTTTAGTGAAGCTTGTGTTTCCAGTATAACCTACAGCCATGATAAAGTTAGTAGAATACTTGAGGTCGTCTTTCTTTCGTGTGTACTCAATGATCTGACTACCAATTCCATAAACTGGATCCCAGTAAGCTTTCTGATGACCAGTCAAAGCATTATAAGCCGAAGTCGTGATTGGTTGATCACTGTACCAATTATTTCCATAATATGCAACTTTAGTCGATGCTTTTTCAAAAGTGCCATACTTATCTTTGATGAATTGAGTAAATTCATAGTCATTTAAGTACCACTCATAGTAAGGATCTACGATGTCATTAGTCATATAGATGACCCAACTCGTATATGGGTCACCGTATGCTTGGAAAGCGACTTGATCGGGTCTTACATCGTTAGTGATGTCTAAAGGATAAAAAAGATATGGATTCTTGATAGCGTTCTTAAGAACTACTGTACGTTCGTTCAAATCGATCGCAACATTATTTGAGTAGTTAATAAGATTGAATGTTGAGAAGTATGTGTCTGCCATTATCTTCCGCTTAATCTTCTTCCTAGTTTAAACGCTTGAGTTGCAGCAAAACCAAGTGCTGCGGTTGCTGCAGCTGCACCACCAAAACCGGAAGCAGCATTAATAAGAGGCTGACCAGCATTGTTAGGAGTTCCGTAATCTCTCTGCAAGAAGAATTCTATTTCTTGAAAATTAATTCTAATTTCAATAGCTGTAGGCGCTCTTGATACACCAAAGAAAGACGGTTGACCCGCCGCGGCGTAGTTAACGTTTAATGCAGTAATGACTGCAGGCTTAAACAGATAGTTCCAGTTACGCGTCTTTCCGTTGCGCGCGGTAATTTGACAAATATTTGGATAAGTTAGTAGTGTTCCACCAATAGCACCCGAAGTGTCAGGAAGCATGTTAAACTTAAAAGTATTGATCATGTCCATGATCATACCAGATTCTTTTTCATTAGACGGTGTCAAAATCCACGTAAACTGTGATTGTCTATAGTGTGGTCCCTTGAACATGATAGTCGTCCAAGGATTAACAGCAACACCCGCAAGTTGTCCTGCACCTGCTACTAAATTAGGTGCTAAATTATTAAGACCTCCTAATAAAGCTCCGCCTGCAGCTGATGCAACTGATTTAGTTGCGGCTGTTGCCACATCAGATAGACTACCGCTAGTTCTACCACCCGACAATTCATTCAAGCCAGCACCGACCGCTGCACTTAACTCGGACGTATTATAATCGACCGACTGATCGTCTCTTAAGTTATTAGGTAGAGGGAGTTTAATGGTTCCGGCATCTGCTAAGATCGGATTACCGGCAAATGTTGGTCTGCGATACTCATAAAAACTAAATGACAGCCAGTAATCAAAACTTTCAAGGTCTGTAGGAAAACGCATGACGCCGCTAACGGGTTGAATACCATTGTCGATAGAATTTTGCGCGCCTAGAGTCTGAGAACCTTCTAAGATCGAAGAGATAGACGTGCCGCTTGAAGAGGGTGTAACTTGAGTAATAGCTCTTTGATCTGCCATAGTTTTCCTATAAATACCTATGATTTATATTTATTGAACGTGTCGGAATGAGCACATACAAAGGTTTCTTTAAACCAAAAAATCCACAGAAGTATCGTGGAGATCCAACTAATATTATTTATAGGTCCCGCTGGGAACTTATAGTAATGACTCGCTTTGATACTGATCCAAACGTGATTTGGTGGCAGAGTGAAGAGACTGTGATTCCGTATCGCTCTCCAATAGACGGTCGCTATCATAGATACTTTACTGACTTTACAGTACATATGAAAACTGCAGACGGCAAGAATAAGACAGCCATTATCGAAGTCAAACCTGCTTCACAGACTAAACCTCCAGTTGTTCAAGAAGGAAAGAAGAAGAACAGGAGATACATCAATGAAGTGATGACGTGGGGAGTCAATGAAGCTAAGTGGAATGCTGCTACTAAATACTGCAATGAACGCGGCTACGAGTTCATCATATTAACCGAGAAAGAGTTAGGTCTAACGTTCTAATGGCGACAACATTTCAAAACTTATTGAAACAGGGACAAAAAGAGGGTAAAGACCCTAGGAAGTCTATGGACTGGTTCAGAGAGAAAGCTCTCGCCGTTCGTTCAGTCAAGCCTCAAAACATCATCAATCAAGCTGCAGACGTTAACAGACGTGGAACTATCAACGCTGGCTCAATAGGTAAGATGTACCTATTTAATTATGATCCTAAGCATAAAGAAACGTTACCTTACTACGATATGTTTCCTCTAGTGTTTCCAATCGAGCTTTATAAAGACGGGTTCTTGGGAATCAACATGCATTACTTACCTCCGGTAGCTCGCGCTCAACTTATGGACGCTCTCTATGACACCATAAATAATAAAAGATTTAATGAGACTACGCAGCTTCAGATATCATATAGCATTTTAGCTGGAGCCGGTAGATATAGTTCATTCGTGCCGTGTGTTAAGAGATACCTTTTCAGTCATGTTAGGTCTCCATTTCTTTATATCGCGCCCGATGAGTGGGATGTAGCTCTCATGTTACCGATAGAGCGCTTCGTTGGCGCAAGAAAATCGACCGTTCAAGGTCTGTCAATGGGTAAGGGCTAATGGCTTTCAACATCGAAGAATATAAGGCTAGGATAGAAGACGGCGGCATACTTAATACGAATAAGTATGATGTTAACATCTTCTTTCAACAGGGTTCTCCTATGGGAAGAACTCAGATCTCATCGGGTGGAGCAACTGTTAACTCAGCTGACATCGCCGAAGACTTAAGCTATCGTTGTGTTAACGCTACTCTTCCAGGCATCGCACTTAGAACAATTGACTCAAATCGATTCGGCTTGGGCATCCAAGAGAAGATGGTCTTCAGTGGCAACTACACTGACATCGACTTAACATTCATCTGTGATAGATTCGGTGACGCCTATCGTTTCTGGTACGGATGGATGAACTACATCTTCTCAGTAAGTGGACAGACGACACGAAACGTTGTCTCTGGTGTCAATAACAATCGTCCGTTCTACACAGCTGAGTACAAAGACAACTACGCAGCGACCATCGTCATCACAGTATATGATCAGATGGGTGAGACTGCATTAACATATTACCTCTATAAAGCGTTTCCAGTATCTCTCAACGACGTTCCTATGTCGTGGGCCGAGAAAGACGGGCTTCTTAAGATTACGTCAAAGATCTCATTCCGTGAGTGGGCACTTGACGCCGGTACGATGAAACTAAATAAAGTAGCACCAGCACCAAACGTACCTACACGATCTGTAGCAGGTACGGGCTTGATGGGTGAATAATATCATTAACAATTGGAGTATATAATGGCACTTCCAAAGATTAGCTATCCTACGCTGTCTATCACTCTACCTTCCGACAAGAAGTCTTATAACTTTAGGCCGATGTTAGTTAAAGAAGAGAAGCTTCTTCTTATGGCTAAAGTTTCTGAAGAGTCAACTGACATCTTAGCTGCAGTCAAGCAAGTAGTAAACAACTGCTGCCTCGATCCTACGTTTGACATCGACAAGATTCCGCTCTACACACTTGAGTATATCTTCGTTCGTCTTCGTGGATTCTCCATCGGCGACTCGATCAAAGTCTCTTATCGTGACTTAGAAGATCAGAAAGTTTATGACTTCGAGGTTGATCTTAAGAAAGTTGAGATCAAGTATCCTGAAGCAATCGAAGATAAAGTCGCTATCACACCTACTTCGGGTCTGGTGTTACAGTATCCTCCCGCATCGATCTATAGCGACAAGACATTCCTAAAGTCAGAGGGTGACGAGTCATTCTATCGTCTCATCGTTCGCTGCATCTCTCAGATCTATGACGGCGATTCAGTTTTTGAGGGTAAAGACTTCTCTGAAGATGATCTTCTTGAATTCCTCGAGATGATGGATATTAAGAGCTTCGAGAAAGTTCGCGACTTTATGTCAAACCTTCCTTCTCTCTACTATAAGATCACTTATAAGAACGCCAATGATAAAGAGAAGGTTATTGAATTAACTACGTTATCTGATTTTTTTACGTTGCGCTGAGTCACAATACGCTTGATAACTTCTACCAGTCTATATTCTCTCTGGCTCAGCATCATAAATACTCGATAACAGAGATCGAGAACTTGATTGTTTTCGAACGTGATATCTACGTTGAGATGCTGATTAACTACATTAAAGCACAAGAAGAAAGACAGAGAACGGGTTAATGGCTGGTAAACGAGATTCAGGCGAAGATATCTTACGCGAAATCCAGCGCTCAGGCGGTCAGGGAAACAGCGGGAAAGCTCAGCAGCAGATAGCTG